AAGAACTTGATCTGCACTACCGTCTGCATTAGGAAGTATAAATACTTTATTTGCTGCTACAGAATCAGGTGCTTTAAATCCTACATAATGTGCTCCGTTAGCTGCTAACTCTTGGAATCTTAATTCTGTACCATTTCCTGCACTTGTGCCGTAAGGTGCTAAACTAAGACCGCCTGCAGCTACAACTGCTGTAGTGTCATTTCCATTTTCGTCATACTCTATAGTAAAATTTTGATCTGAGCCTAAAGATATTTTCTTATCATCTGCAATATATAAATCACCCCACTCAAGAGATGCGCTACCTAAATCTGCACCGCCTGACTCATCAGGTACAACTGCAGTAGTAGCAGTAATTGTAGTGCCTTGTACTGTACCTGCTACAGTTAATGCACCATCAGCCAAAGTTAGAAGGTCGGTATCATCTGTATGACCTATAGTAGTGCCATTAATTAAAACATTATCTATGTCTAAAGAACCACCAGATATTAAGCCAGTAGTAGTTATAGCAGAAGCACCTGTATCTATAGTGCCAAAGTTAGATGTTATAGAACCTCCATCTAAAGCACCTGTAGAAGTAATATTAGTCTGTGCTGCAGTTTGTAATGTACCTGTAACATTACCAAATATTGCATTGCCTACAGTACCGCTAAATACTTCGGAAGAATTTGTTGCATCTGGTACAAATGTAAATGCACCTGCAGAATCATCATAACCAAAGAAACCTACTTTAGCTGCACTACCTGTGTGCCATTTAAACTCAATGCCTCTGTCTTTATTGTCATCATTAGAAGCATTTCCATCTCCACCTAAAGTAAAAATAGGATCATCAACAGTTACTGTAGTAGAGTTCACAGTTGTTGTAGTTCCGTTTACAGTAAGATCACCACCTACCGTTAAAGCACCCGTAGTAGTAACAGTGTCTATAAAAGCGTCTTTCCATCTAACACCTGTCGTACCCAAATCTACATCGCTATCTGTTTCTGGACCGAATATACCATCAGCTACATATACTTGTTCTGCATTGTTTGCATATAAATGTATTTCGTTTACTGTTTCAAAATCAATTTTAGTTTCGTTATCTTCACCAATTTTAATATCTGTTGCAAGTAGAGATGTAACGGTTGTTTGAGCAGCGTTTATTGCTAAGTCTATAGTGTTGTCTGCTGCTTGATAAGTAGCAGTAATACCTGTTTCGGTGTTTCCTGAAAATAAAGCACCTGCAGTATCTTCTATGGTTACCGCAAGAGTTGTACCATTAATAGTAATAGCGTCAGCTTCTAAAGTACCGTGTATAAATGCGTCTTTAAATTGCAGACTACTACTACCTAAATCAATATCAGCATCTGTTACAGGTAAAAGAGCACCATCTATTAACTTAATTTGGTCTGCTGCACCTGCCCTAAATAAAATAGTATTATCCGTTGCAAAATCTATATCGTTGTCAGAATCTCTACCTACTACTAAACTAGTATTTAGTACAGAAGTAATAGCAGTTTGTGCTCCTGATGCTCCTGAATCAGCAGCCCACGATATAGTACCTGAACCATTTGTTTTTAATATTTGATTAGCTGTACCGTCTGTTCCTGGTAAAGTTACAGAAGTAGTACCAAAACCTATTGCATCAATGTATGCTGTGCCATCTACATATATATTTTTAATTTCTTTTGTTGCTGTACCAATGTCTACAGTATCATCTGTTATAGGCTCTAGTATGCCTGCACTTGTTATTTTTAAATATTCTGTTAGTGTGCCATTTAAAGATGTAGAGAATACCATAGAAGAATCTTGTGAAGCTCCCGTAGATGTAAAGGAAGCCTCTTTTTTAACTGCTATTTTAGCAGCATCAACTGTGTTTCCGCCTGTGTCTTCTAAATCAAATCTAAGAGAAGCTATACCTGTTGTGTCTGCAGCGTCACTTTCGTTTCTAATAACCAGACCTACAAACTCTCCGTCAGTATCTTGTGTAGATAATATTGATGCACTACCTACAGGTTTAAATTTAATGTCTTCCCCAGAACTACCAGTAAAATGATAACCGTTTACATTTATAATACCACCAAGCTGTGTTAAGTTAGAAGCATTAGTTATAGCGTCATCTACATATACTTTTCTTGCAGCATCGCCATCTGCACTAGGAGCAGCAAGACCTGTAATAGAATTACTACCCATAGCTAAGTTACCACTCATAGTAGTGCCTGCAAGGGTATCTATATTAGCTGTACCGTTAATATGAATGTCTTTAAATTGTAAACTTGATGTACCTAAATCTACATCGTTGTCTGTGACAGGTTTAATAACGCCATCAGCAAAAGTAACTTGAGCAGTACCTCCTGCAGTAAATGACATTTCATCTGTGCCTGAGAAGTATAGACCTTGATTTGTATCACCTGTATTTGTAATTACTGGAGCACTTGCAGTGCCGTCAGGTAAAGAAAGTACACCTGCAGATAAAGAAGCACCTACATGTATTTCAAGAGTATCTACGTATGCAGTGCCATCTATATGTATATCTTTAAATTGTAAAGAACTTGTACCAAGATCAATGTCATTACTAGTTACTGGAACTATTGCACCGTCTTGTATACGTAGTTGTTCTACAGCAGAAGAAGATACTTGAACAAAGAATCCGTGTCTGTTATTAGATGTGTCAACTACTACTTTATTTAAAGCATCAACATCTGCTAAAATACCTACATATGAACCTTCAGTAGAAGAACCGTCATGGTTGTGACCTCCACTAAACGCAAATGCCGCTAATACTGCATCAAACTCACTGTTGAGTGGGGCTGCTGTAATTGTTTCCCCATCTGCAATACTACTAGAACTCTGTCTCGCATAACCTGCCATTATCTTAACCCTGCCTCCTGATACTGAATTGCAAAACCAAATATACTATAAGGATTTGCACTGCTTACTGTTACAAAACGTAACAACATAGAATTTCCTGAACCTTGTATTCCTTGTTTAATAACTGCTTTAGTTGCACCACCATATACAAAACCTGCTGTGTCATACTCTGTTGCGGTGTCTCTATATTCTGCTTTAGCTCCTTCAGATGCTATAGTGTAGTCTGTTGGACTAAATACATCTGCATCATCCCAGTCATAATCTGCAGTAACTAAAAAATTATTATCCCCTTCAGGTCTAGTAAATATACTTACTTTACTAAACAGTTTTCTTAATTGAGGATTACCAAAATCTAAAAAAGGTGTTTTGTAAGAAGCAAATACATTAGTTCCTCCAAATGTTCCACCTTTTTCTTGTCTATACACTTTGCCATCATAGTCTCCGTGTAAAACAAATTCATCATCCCCTATAAAACCACTAGTTGCACAAGAAGCTCTAAAACCTCTTATGTCTCCAAATTCCCACCCTGACCTTTGGTCTGATGTTCTTAATGATCCTATAAATCCTGCTGTGCTTGTTGCACTTAAATTTGATTTGCCAAACATATATCTAAACTGTGATTTTTCTTTTATTACTACGCTAGTTAATTGGTCGTATGTAAAATCAATATCTATTAATTGTAAAGCATTTTGTATTGGTTTGGATATTGTAGCTAACTCAACGTCACCTATTTTTTCTGTAGATTGTAATGTTCTTATACCATCAGGTCCTAAAAACAATACGTCTCCACCAATTTCTATTATGCTATCACTTGCTAGACACCCTACACTACTTGATACTTCTGCTAAACTAAAATTAGCTGTTGAACTACCTGTTAATTTTTTTATGTCAGTTTTACCAAAGATATAAAGAGCATCTCTAAATCTCTTTACTCCCATAATGTCAAAACCTACATTAATAACTCCTGCTCCACTAGCAGCCGTAAAATCATTGTCACTATTAGGTGCAGTAAATACTAATAATTGAGTAGCTTGACTCATTCCTGCAAAAAACAAATGACTTCTATAGGTTTCTGCAAATTTAGCATTATCTACATCAGACGATCCGTTTAGTTTTGTCCATGTAGTACTTACTAATCTCATAGGAAAATTAATACCGTCTGTTAGTATTAATGTTTTATTTCCTGTAAAGGAATGGTTTAACGTTCTTACTTTTCCTATACTAGTAGCAACCTGCCCTGCTGTCAAGCTAGTTGATGCCCAACCTGACCCAGAAACATATTTTAATACATCGTAATCATTTCCTGATGCTTTCTGTCTAGCTGCATATATAGATTCATCGTATATTGCTAGTCCTAATATTTTTCCTGTTCCTGCAGGAGTATGGTACGTAGAGTCTAAAGATTCATATCCACTTACTCTTCTGTAACCACCAAATTGACCTACTTCAAAATTAACTAGTGCTGTAGCAGCTCCTGGTAAATTGTCACTAAGAGCTAAATAGTTTTCGTTAGTGTACAAACCTCCGCCAGATAATATTTTTGCTACCTGTAACCTATCAGTCATTGATTATGTCACTAACTCTAGTATCACGCATTCTAATATATCTATTTATTAAGGTAGAACGCATGTAATCTATTCCTTCTTCAAAAGCTCTAGCAGACCTATCTGCTTGCTCTATGTTATCTCTCATCATGTACAAATGATACAACGCACCATCTATTAAAGTATTTTTATACTGAGAAGGTACTTCAGGAACAGAGTCTGATGTTTCTAGTTCCGTAGGTGATTTGTAATATGTGTACTTTAATGCATACGCTTTATCAGGAGTAGGGCTAACTCCTAATTTGTAATCAGGGGTTAAATAAACATATATAGGAGTATCATAATCTCCTGAATTTCTTTGTTCATCTCTTGCTTTATGCTTATCTATGTATTCGTCATAAGTTAAAGGTATTAACCTTCTTTCTTCTACGTTAAGTGTGTCATTTCTATCTATAAGTACAGTATCTATATCAACGCTCATAAAGCCTGTAGTTACTGCGTATTCGTTTGTCCCTGCTGTAAGAGTCTGACTAGTAGAACCGTATGCAAAGCTCCACTCTCTATCTCTTGTAAATATATCTCTTTGTGAACTGTTTATAGCGTCTTTCACTAACGCTTGTACACCTTTAGCTGCACTAAAATTTGAAGCAGTCATTTCTACTTCATTAATACGTCTTAATGTTTCGTTTGTTACTGTAAAAAATGTATATGCCATATATTAAATGTAGGAGAGGCAAGAAATACTCACCCCTCCTAATCCTAAACTAAATCTATACTAAGTCTCTAGCTGCGACAGTTCTACCTGCTTGTTGGGTAGAAATATCGGCTATGACTGCATAAACTCTAAGCACACCACTAACCATAGCAGTGTCTGTTGCCGCAACTTTTACGTCAATAGTATCTGCTGCAGTAAGTAGAGCAGTAAATGTATTAGCTGCTGCTGTATTTATTATATTGCCTTGTCCGTTAGAACCTATAGCAGGATAACCTAACGTAGCCAAATCGGCTGCGTCAAGAATATCGTCTCCTGCTGCAAAATCTATGTCTGCTGTAGGTGTACCACCAGTAAAAGCGGTAGTTACTTCTGCACCTGCAGTAAGAACAATAGTTTCTGCAGGGACTTCAAGTACTTGAAAAATGTCGCCACTAGCTACATTGGCAAATAAGCCATCTGCTACTAGTTTAGCTACATCTAATTCTTTTTCAATTACATAAATTCCCCTTCGGTTACTTGGAAAGTCTGTTGTTGAGCTCGCACTAACGCCTGTAGTGGAACTAGCTGTTAAATCAAAAGTCGCCATGTTTTATCTCCCTTACGCTGCGTTATAAACGGCAGTTACAATGCCTTCAGGTCTAAGTATTTTCCTTCCGTACATCTGCATTCCTCTGACGATGTCAGCGAATGAATCAGGGTCACGGTAAGATTCTACTTTATTGATCTGAGACGCAGTAGCTACTGCTGAACTATGTCCTGCAACAATAATACCATAGTTAGTAAGCTGATTGCTTGAACCAGAAGTTCCTGGACCAGTGCCAACTGAAGGTAGATTTGCTGAGACATATACGTCAAAACCATAAATGCTTCCGACTGAAAGACCACTTGTGAGTCCACCTTTTTTTGCGGTGTCATCATTTAATAGTCTAGAGTCTTCGTCTGATAATAGTTCAACGAATACTGGGTCGACAACTAAGAACCTGCCTGCTGAATCTACTTGTTGTTGATTCAATAGTCTAGCCATTCTAGAGATTACCTGAAGAGGTGACGCAGTACCTGTAGGTAGTGCAGTCGCTCCTGGCATTCTTGGTACTAGAGGGATAGAATGTGTTCCTGCAGAACTAGTAGTGATATTACCGAATGAACCCTTAATGAGTTGCATTGAAGATAATAATTCATCACTGCCTGCTGTGTCGACAGCTTTAGTTCCTGATACTACGTCATTTGCAGTATCCGCAACTGTATTTAAAGCTGATTGTTTGTAACCAGATAGATAGCCAAGAACTTCTTGATCGTACTGATCACGAAGTCTATAACCTGCTCTGTCTGATGCCATACTTTCAAAATTTACATGAGAGTGAGCTTCCTCAATATCATCCATTTTAAAAGCGAAGTAGTTTGCCTGATCTACAATTAAGCTAAAATCCTCATCGTCTAAGTCTTGTGGTGTGACTGTAGTACCACGAGAGTAAGCTTTAACTGTTATTTCGGGCTCTTTAATGATACGCACTGTATCACCAAAGTTTGCAATTTCTCCAAAGTAGTCATTATTAGTAATTGATTCAGCAACTGAACTCTTACGAAAAGCTTGTTGAACCTTTTGACTATAAATAACTGGAGAGAAATTACCATTAGGTAGGTTTGAATAACCTGACGCTACTTTAAAAGCCATCTGTTTCTCCTTTTAATTGTTAGAGGCTAACAAACGATAATTCCACTTGATAAGAGCCGATGCTGAAAATGGGTAGCTATAAATAGGACCATAACATCAGGTAGCCTGAGTAGGATTTCATTTGAATGTGGTAGAGTAGAGAATAAAAATATTCTGGTCTACACGAATGTGTATTTGTCTATACATACACAAAAATATTAATTTGTCAAGCAGTTAAGGTATTAAGCTCTAGCTGCTCCACTTACATCGTATATAAATTTACCTGAACGAATTGCTTTACTAATAGTATCTTCGTTAGCTGAGTATTCTTGAGAAGTCATTTTTGCTACTTCTGATTCTAATATGCTATCTGAACTAGATGCACCATTATCAGGAGAAGAAGAACTTCTAAGGTTTACTGCTCTTGCAGCATCTTTTTTAGATGGTTTCTTTTTGGTTGTTTTTAATCCCATATCAGCTTTGTACAAATCTATTGCACGAGAAGCGGCACGAGGATCGTCTTCGTTTTCATAAAGAGCTTTTTGAATGTAATCAGGCTGTTCTTCTGCCCATTCATGGAACTGGGGATTATCTCTAATTTCTGTAAAATCAGGATGTATTTGTAAAAGTTCCATTTCAGCACGTTCTCTTGTAGTCATTCTTTCTCTTTCTGATAACGAGTTTAATCTTTCTTCAATGTCTTTGTTTTGTTCTACTGCTTTTTTCATTGCAATAGTTTCTACAATTTTAGCAACATCAGGATACTCAGAAGCCCATGCATCAATTTCTTCATCTGATTTAGGTAGTTTCATTTCTTTTTTAGTAGCTGACGTTAATTGTTTTTTTAAGTCTGATAATTCTTTATCTTTAGCTTCTGTAGTTTTTTGCATGTGTCTACGCAAATCACCATAACGTTTTTTAAATGATTCGTCTTCAGGTCCACTAGAAGGTTGTTCTAATCCTTCTGAGTCTTCAGATTGACTATTTCTTAATTTTATCTCTTCTTCAGCAGCCAGATCTTGCATAGTAGGCTCTGCTCTTTGGTATCTTATAGGCTTTTGCATTATAGTATCGCCTGTGTCTTCATCTCTTTTTATTACTGTTTCTTCGTTTGACATTTACGTCTCCTTGTTGGGGCTACTTAGTTGCCTATTGCTAGGGGTCAGTAGGTAGCCATAAACTAAGCATTGCTGCTTAGGGCTAAGTAGTTAGTCTACTTAAATAGTCATATCTGTTCCGTTTAATAACATTAAATTATTTACTACAGGAAGTAGATTACCATAACCTTCCTTAATATAGTAATTTTTAGCATCGGGATAAATATCTGCATAATAATTTATTTTTTTTATATTGTCATTAATTTGTTTTAGGCTTAATGTTTTCATATTAGAAATTTGAGGATCTAATATTTCTTTATCAAAATCACGACCAGGATATGCCTTATCTCTATTAAATAAAGGATTTATACTACTAAATTTAGTTGGGTCGTCAGATGTTAAAATACTTTCTTTATAGTTTTGATTATAGTCTAAACTTTTGTTGTACGTATCAGGGTCAAGAGCTTCTAAAACACTTAAAAATTCAGAAGCTTTGTTTAAGTTAGCAAGTTTCTCATCTACTGATAAAGTAGAATCTGCAGGATTAAAACTAGATACTACCTTTAATACTGCTCCTTCTTTTGACATAGAAGAATCACGATTTTCTATAGAATCAAACTCATCTTGATAAAATAATTTTTTTGTATTTTCTGCTTCTGCTATGTCTAGAGCTGCATCTGCATCTTGTTTGTTAGATATTCTAGATTGAGTATTTAATTTTTCTTCTTCTGAAAGATCATCAAATATAAGACTTTGTAAATCTTTGTCTTTTATTATAGCTTTTACATTAGCTGTATCAAATTTCATTATATCCATAAAATCATCATTTCCTGTAAGTATTGATAATCTTTCTCTCATGTCAACAACATTAGATGAAGGAGCTGTAACTATAGTAGTATCAGCCTCTGGGTATTTTTCCATTCCTTCTTCTGGTCTGCTTCTTGAATAGTCTCCAAATACTACAGTCGTAGCCACATCTTTAGAATCTTTTATTGATTTTTTTGATTCTTCTTCTGAAGGAGGGGCTTGCTTTTCTGTTTTTCCTGTTTTTCCTGCTGCATATTCATATGTTTTATCATGTTTTTCTGCTGCAACAAGAGAGTCAGCAAATGTATTAGTTAAAGTATCTGTAGGTCTTCCAGAGCTAATGCCTGCTCTGTAATCAAATGTTCCGCCAAAGTCTCCGTTAAATCCTGTGTCTCTAGTACCTGTAACTGTAACATTTTCAAGACCTCCTCCCCCACTTAGTTTAGGAGTAGAATTAAATACTTGTTTTGTTTGTTCTTGAACATTAAGAGGCGCAGCAGGCTCACGATTTGTAGGTGCACCGTACAAACTTCCATTAGCTCCGCCCCAAGGTTCTGTAGTTATACCGCCTTGGTTACGACCAGGTATAGTTATTGCTTTATTTACTCCAGAAACATTATTTATGTACGTATTTAATAATTTATTATTTGCGTATGTAGAAGGGTCGGCTATATAAGGTTTTGCTCCACCGTATCCTTGATTATACATAGTAGCAGATTCTATTATAGTAGGTTTTCTTTTATTGTTTCTTTCAAATCTTTTATTTAAATATTCTAAATAATTTAAACTTGCATTTACTTGCCCTAATTCATCTAATTTATCATAATCTTTTGCAGCCTCTGCCATGTACACATCATGTTCAGGAGTATCTTTTTCAGGGACAGGTTTATATTTTTTTTGATATACTTGAGAATCTACAAATGCACCTAGTTGTATTTGTAAAGGTCCTTTGGCTGCTTCGTGAAAAAACTGACCTCCACTGGATTCTGCATATAAGATAGAATATACATCGGGGTAAGAAACATTTTTATTATCTTTTGTAAAATTTTCTATAGCAGATATAGACTCTGGCTTTAATTTATTTTCAACTTTATAGCTTCCTTTAAGTGAGGTATTGTTAAAATTTACATATTCATTAAATTTAGTATTGTCTCGTAATTCTGTATCAATAGGTATTTTGGTTTCTATAGCGTCATAATTAGGTTCGTTTTCTTTTACAGTGTTTTCTGTAGTCATGCCATTAGCGGCTTGTGGTATCACTGTTCCCCCTTCACGTAAAGACGCAGTAAATCGTTCACTGTCTTTGTTACGCAAAGAGTTTTGAAAAGCTACATTTTTCATTAAATAGGAGCACCTTCAGGCATAGTAGGACCTAATAAACCTTCAGGAGCTTCTTCTTGTGGGCTCACTAATTGACCTTCTTGATCCATTACATTTAAACCATCAAGAGCATTCTTTCTCATTTTTTCATACTGAGCTAGACCGTGATACCTAACTACATTAGCAGGTACTACAAGTTCTCCTTCAGATAATAAAACGAGTTGATCATCTGCTACTTCTTCTGCAGTTGCACCAGGAGGTGCTACAGTTATCCCTAAGCTTTCTGCTTCTTGTGCCATATCAGGGGATACAGATCCTGCCCTTTCTTCTGATGGAGGTGGGGGTGGCATACCGCCCATAGGTGACATTGCTATGTTTCCTTCTGCAGCCTTTCTTATATATGCTCCACCTGATCTTAATTCATTTGCGTTTACCATGTACTTTCCTTTGTTTGCCATTACAGTTCTTCCTGCCATCCCTTTTTTATTTTGGTCCTTAGCTAATTTATCTAATTCTATAAAAGCGTTATACGAAGCTAGACTTTTAGCATCAGGATTTATTTTTGGACTAACCTTAGTATTCATTTTTGCTTTATTAACTAAAGGATTGACTCTAGGTCCTCCTTTATTTTCATCACCTACGGGTGTTATTATATTTTTATTTTCTGCCATATTATTTCTCCTTTGCTGACTGAATAGCTTCTTCTCTTATTGTTAAAAATCGTTGAAGCTCTTGAATTGATCCCTGTAGTATATGTATCTTACAATGATCTACCTCTCTATAAAGATTCTTTGTTTGAGAATCTATCCTGTTTTTAACATATTGAGAGAGGGCTTCAAGATGCTTAGGATCGTTTAAACACGGTAATAATTTTCTAGCTGTTTCTTTTATCATTGTATTCCTTCATTGCTTCCAACAGGAGGTGCGGAAAATCCTTCCATACCAGGCTCAGGTGCTCCACCTGGTCCTATGTTACCATTACCTGTTTGAGCAGGATTAGTAGAAGCAGGTATACCGCCTCCTTCTGGTGCTGTTGGTTGAGGTGCTTGTTCAGCAGGTCCTGCAGGCATCATTCCTGCAGCTTTCATAACTTCTGCTTGTCTCACAGCCTCTCTTTCATCGTTTACAAATTTCTCAGCATCAAGATCAAATGCATGAGCAATCTCTCTTAATATTACAGGAAACTTTATAAAAGGTGCTAATGTAGGAGAACTGCCTATCTGCATAAGTTGTATAAGTCTTTGACTTCTTACTTCATTACGCATAAGACTTTCTGTACCTCTAGCCTTTACTTCTATATCGCCTTTTATTTCTGGATCATAATCAAACTGTTGATTAAAAGCGTAAAAGGCTTCTCCTAATGGCTGTAGTAAATAGTCATCAATATTTTTAATAACTGTTTTAATAGATAACTGAGCAGCACCCATTAGCATAGATATGCCTGATGCTGTTCTACCTACTCCAGTAACTCCTGTCTGACCATGTGAGAAAGAAGGTATTCCTGTAGCTTCATCTGCAAGTACCCTAGCCTTATCAAACATCTGCATGTTTTGATTTGACACATTAGGATAACTAGTAGCAAATAAAGACTGACCAGGTGCTCCACCTTGCCTTCTAAAAATTTTACCAGGATAGAGCTCTAAGTCCTGCCCTGGTACGAGATTAGTTTCGTCAATCTCAAATATAAGATTTCCTGCTAACACAGCGTTGTCTACCGCCATACGCATAAAACCATTCATTAGTTGCTGAGTGTCTGCCATATTTTCTGCTAGACCTACTCCATAAAAACTATATGGATTTAACTCAAAAGGAGCAGCAAAATAAGGAATCCTATTAGGAACGAAAGGGTTAATCGCCAATCTAAGGATTTTACCATTGCCAACCCAGGCATTAATTTGGACTGTATCCATGTCAGAGTATTCGTCAGGAATATCAAGACCTGCATCTTCTGCAATATCTTTATCAATATTTCCCCAATACTCGTAGACTTCAAACCTATCCACACTATAACTTTTTGTATCTTCGTCTTCAACTTGTGTCTCCCACCATTTACGGACATAATTAGTGCCCATTTCTATACATTCATCAATGGCATCGCCATCAAAAAAAGGTCTTTTCTTTAATCCCCTTAAATCTGAGTGAGACAGTTTATGTCTTTGTATTACATACTCAGCTTGTTCCATGTTCTTAGCATCTGGGTCAGGGTAAAAATTCCAGACTGAAACAAATTCTAATTTAGGTACAGTAGTAATACTAGGATTGTATACTACTTTACCATCTTCATCTTCTTCCCAATTAGGGTATTCTTTATCTACTGCAAAAGGACCTTTAAGAACTCCTGTACCAAATAAAGACATCTCAAATGCGGCTGACCTTAAATGTTTAGAAGCAGAAGATTCTTCTAGTTGATCTAGTATTCTTTTTTCCATTCTTTTAGCTGCATCTTCTGCAGGATGAAAAGTTATAGCTGTAGGAGTTACCCCTTCTCCTTCTTTTAAAGCTAAGTCATTTTGTAAGTATTCTAAATTACCTAAGCGATCTTCTAAAGTTTTTTGCGTATCTCCAGGTTCTAAGTCTTTACCATCTCCAGGAAAACCGTAGGCAGAAGTCAATCCTTCTGGCTCATTAGGATCAAAGTGCACAGCTTCAGCAACTCCTTCTGGTATACGAGTAGAACTAATGCCTAGGGGAAATCGTTGTCCTGCAAATAACACATCTGTTATCTGACCAAATGCAGCGATTACTTTTGTTTTAGTTACTTTAATAAATATCTGACTTTTTTCTGTATCAGTAAATTGATTATCTGTACCGTAGATTCCTCTATAGTTTTTATAAGAACTTATCCATCTAGTTTCTTGATCTCTTCTAGCATCTTCTGATTTTGTAAATGCACTTAGTACATGAGTAGATAGAGCATGTTCTTTATCATCTAGTAATAAATCTTCTATTTCTAATTCTTCGTCTTCCATAATATATCCCTTTAATAACCAAATGACTCATCAAATGGTTGCCATTTTTTTATTTGCTGACTTGCATCAAACCCAAATAAAGACCTTGGCACTGGTCTAGACATTACGCCATAACGCAATGCGTCATAGCCATGATCATAATCTATTTTAGTATTAATATCTTCTGGATTATTTTTGTCTAAAGGTAGTTGAGGTAGTTCTGCTATTAGCTGTGTACAGTTCTCAAAAAACTCTATTCCTGTTTCACCCATTTCTTCATCTAGTCTTAATAATCTATGCAATTCATTTTTACCTGCTATCCTACTTCCTTTACTTCTATCGGAAGGTCGCCATCTACATCCTTTAAGAATCATTGCTTCTGCTATACTAGGTCCTGTTTGACCTCTTTGATGCCAACAAGATGAATCTAATATTCCGTATGCTATGTTGTCGTCTGCTTGTCTTTCAATATTTAATATAACATCAGCAAGTTCGTCTGCAGTTTTTTTACGTACATACAGCTCTCTGTATACAATAATATGACCATCGGGTCTAGCTGCCATCCACAAAACTACTGACCAAGAACTATATCCATAATCACATGATCTAAATCTTCTCCACGAGGAAGGTATATTATAAGGTTCTACTACATGGATGTCTCTATTGAACTCTCCAAATGCAGCTCCTTCTGCTATGTCCCATGAACCTTCTAGAAGTTGCTTTCTTTGTACTTCTGGTAAAGATAAAAGATTAGCTTCGTATTCACCTGACTCAGATAGGTATGGGTTATCTGTTAGTTTAGCAGGTATAAACCTTCTTTTAAACAGAGACTGTCCTGCTTTCTTATGGGCTTTTGGATATTTAAGAACATTACCTGATTCTATATCCGTTGCATCAAACGATTTATTATAAGGAGAAGGATTAATAAACATCTTCTTAACCCACATATGCCCTGGTCCACCAGGATTGCTTGTAGCTCTCATATGTATAGGTAACGAAGAATCAGTTGTTCTAAGTCTTGACCTTAAATAGTCCCAAGCGTAAGGAGTAGGATACTGAGTTAATTCATCTACACCTATCCAAGTAAACGCTTGTCCTTGGTATCTTAATACATCTTTGTCTTGTTCTAGATATGTCATCCATATCCTAGCACCTGAAGGGAATGTCCATAAAGACTTTCTTTCGCTCCAATGAGCACCTTTAAATACTTGAGGGTACATAGTCTGACTCTTTTGTACCAACTCTCTTAATTCATCATTTGTTCTACGAATAATTAAAGCAGAGTGATTACCATTACCACAATACCTTAATACATCTGCTAGTAATGCGTAGGACTTACCACCGCCTGCTGCACCGCCATATAAAACTTCTCTTTCACTTGATGCTAAAAACTCTGTCTGAGGACCTTCGTTAGGTTTAAATATTATAGGTCTTTCTTCACTAAGCTCTTCTTCAATAGTCTCTATCTTTTTTTCAGCATAAGCTAGTTTTATTTTAGCTGACTTTTTTGCTTTCTTTGCTACGGTAAGTTTCTGCTTCTGCAATGAGATCTTCTTGCGTTTCTGTCCTTGCCTTGGCTTTGGCACGTTCCCATCTGATTCTAGCTGCTCGTCTTCTTTTTTCACTTAAATCCTTTTTAGTTATTCTGTATAAAGATACATGAGATATATCTCTACCGCTTCTACTTGATAACCATTTAGCTACTTCTCTGTAGCTTGATCCTTTTAAGTACTCTTTAGCTTTTTCTAATAGCTCCATTTCTTCTGGTACTATTTCTAATAAGTCTTTTGAGCCTTCTACTAACTCCCATCCAAAAGGTATAGTTGAGGAAGTTCTTCTTTTATATTTATTCGTCTGTTCCGTCATCTGCTTCATCATTTTTTCTTGGTAGTATAAAAATACCTTGAGGAGCTTTAACTTCAATCTTATCTGTTTTACTAACGCCTATTCTATCTAGTACGTCTTTAGCTGCTGCTAGTTTATCTCTTGTTCCCATTTCTACAGGATCATCAATAACTCCTACTATAGCCATTGCTGCTTTCGGTGCGTTAGCTGCTAAAAAATTCTTAGAAGAAGATAAAATTTCTTCCTCACATCCTTTTATTACATCATTAATAGATGTGTTTTTAGAGTACTCTGCTACATCCATAGCTGCTCTATAGTTTCCTGCTGCTTCTCCAAATAAAGCATTTATAAATATTTTTTGTTTGGGAGTCATACTAACCGCCTATTACTATTTGTTCTGCTACTACAGTAACTGTTAGATCATTGGCTGATCCTCCTGTAGCTGATATAAGATCACCTGCTTGCAACCCTATAATAATATCATTTAACCAAAGATACCCATCAGCGGCTACACTTGTAGCTCCTGTAAGAGCAAAATGACTAGTACTAGAAGCATCATATAGTTCTAATTTAACTGTTGCTGCATTACTTGCATCCACGTTAGCTACCATAATCTGTCTTACAATAGAGCGATGGTTGGAGGGCGTAGTATATACTGTAGTTCTATTGGTGTTAGCCAATAATACAGATGATGTTACTAATAACCCTCCTTGCATCTTTAGCTTGCTACCATGCTAGAAATAATAATCAATGCTATAAGACCTATACCTAAATATATACCATATTTATTGTAGTCTCTAGTCATAGCTATTTCTTTCTTAGGCACTAGTTTAGCAACCTTTGCTTTCTTTTCAAACTTAACTTTAGTTACTTCTTCTTTTGCTTTTGCTTCAGCCATATTCAACTCCTTAATACCCTCGTACTTTCTATCTCTTCTTCTTACTAGCCTTTTTCTTTTTTGTCAAGGTCATAAGACCAAAGACACATTTTTTACCAGTAGGAGATTTTACTTTTTTATCTGCCATTCTATTACTCGTTGTTGTCTGAAGTTTTAATAGATATATCTAGGTCTTGACCTTTCGGTGCAGACGCAGTTACAGATATTTGTGACCCTGCACAACCTACTAAACCTAAACTTAATACACATACAATTATTAAAGTTTTCATTTCTTTCTCCTTTTAACTCTTTTTCCTGCAGTCTTAGTGCGAGGAAACGACCTATTCTTACTTTTTGAGATAGCTCTAAGATTACTTTTTTTATTATTCTTAGGATTACCATCTTTATGGTCGATGTCTTTATTGTCACCTTTTTTAACTGTACCTTTAGCTAATGCTCTATTACGTGCAGTATTACGTGACGCTCTTCTTTTCTTTTGCGTAGTAGTGCCTTGATAATTTTTATATTCTTTTTTATAATTCCTAGGCATTTATTTTTTATTCTTTTTCATAAAATTTTTAATAGTACTTCCATAATCTTCTAGAGATTGCATAGGGTATTTATCGCCTCTTCCTTTAGCTTCCGTATAATTTTTATAGTCTTTTTTTGAAAGAATTTTTTCTGATACTTTATCATCTAGCTTACTAAACCCTTTTTTATATGTAGATGTAATTAACCCAAAAACACTTCTTTTATTTGTAGGCGAATCTATAATTTCTTTTTTTGCCATGTTACTTTCCTATTTTTTTCTTAGCTATCTTATGTGACGCAGTAAAACTACTGCCTGCCTTCATGGCTTTTCTCATTTCCGTCATATGCTTTGCACTGTGATGCACAGAATGTTTCTTTAGTGTTGCTACCTGACCTTTAGTTAAAGCTTTAGCTTTCTTTTTTTTCTTTATTACCCCGCCCTTCTTAGCTTTAGGAAAACCGTCTTTCATGTTAGCATAGGCTTTATCAGATATAGTAGATTTCTTTTTAGTTCTACTAGTACCTGCTTTCTTTCTTTTATTTATATTTTCATATAATGACATTTAACACTTCCACCTTCTTCTTGCTTGTCTAATACGAGAGTTAGGATCATTCTTAGTTTTAGCTGAACTATTCTTTAGTTGTCCTGCTGACCTAGCACAATAAGACTTCCTTCTCTTCGCTGCTTTACTACCTTTCTTTACTTTACCAGTAACTGCTGTCTTTAACTTAGAACCAGGATTAGCTTTACGATAAGCCTTGACCCCTTTCTTTGTCATGCCTGCTCCAGACTTAGTAGGTCTATAGTTAGCCCCTTTACCTTTCGTAGTCTTTCGTATTGGTTTAGACGCTTTTCTTGGCATTGTTATCTCTATTGTTTTGGTTACTGTACCACCACACGAACGCAGCATTTAAAGGTAGAGTAGCAATAAAAATAAACCCATAATCTTTTAAAAGACTTACAAGACCTACATATAAACTAACTGCACCCAGAATACATACTACAAACTTTATACTCTCAGTCATTACTAATCCTAAAGGGGGTACAAGATATACTCATACCCCCGTGCCTTACATGCTGTAAAGAATCAATCTGTACCACGATCTCCTCGGAAAAAAGGATACAAGATGCTTTAGAGGGACATTCTATTTTTTATCTTTACGAAACGCATGTTTTCTGGCAAACCATTTAGGTACGCTATATTCCCCCCAAGGTAGCATACCTTCTAAATACATTGCTTCTTCTATCTCAGCAAGGTCAGGCTCGTAGCCTATCTTGTCTGTGAAGTCTTTATCTGCTTTTATTACTGCCCTAATATAGAATACGGAACTATGTGGCAAATCTATTGCATTGGATGTATCGTCATTTCCATGAACTAGGGAGTAATAAAACTTCTCTAATAAGTTTACATACATACCCGAATTTATTGATTTGTCAAGTTTTTTATCTATTGCATCCATTTTAAGAGTACGTACTACTACATCCCTTTCATCATCAGGCAATTCCCATGCTATTTCCATTAGTTGATCTAGTGTTTTTATATCCATTACCAGTGCCTTAGTACCCCTGCCACAATAAAGAAACAGGTAATCCACGTTACCGACCTCTCTGCTATACGCATATAGAGCCCTATCTTAGCATGTCTTTGTCTTAATACAGCAGCTTTAGGTGTATCTTCATCGTTTTCGCCTATAGGGTACTCTATTGCCCTTGCAACGACCTTTTCCCATGTTCTATACTTAGTGTTCATCGTAGTTCTCCATTAGTACTATAGGAGTGTCTTCACCTATCCACGCACCTAGTATATTGAAGTCTATCCACTCAACAGACTCATCTTCTTTCATACCTTGTTGTATGAATACGTCTACTAACTTATCATAATCGTACACAACTACAGTATCACAGCCACATCTATGACCTAGTCCCACAATAGCATCGTCACATCCAGTCCACTTTTTCATATTTTTATCTCCTTATAGTTTGACACATTGAACAAATCATGGTATAACTACGTTATCCCCCCTG